TTTATATACCTTATCTCCTACCTTATACTTTGGTGCGTCCCCACTCTTGTAGGTAGGTACTGCGTCAAACCAACCCATATTTACATATCTCCTTTACTAAAAAACTTTTGCGGTAATCCAACGCGGTTGAATAACTCCTGACATAGATCATCGAGTATAGTATCATCATATGCTTCAATGATTTCCGGCTCGAACTCGAAGGTTTCTCCGGTAGGATTATAGTTAGTAATGATTACTTCTTTACCTTTACGATCAGAACCATTTCGGTTGATACTTCTGCGGACATCTACTACTTCAATCTTACAGTCTTTATAGAGTTCTCTGATCAGCGGCGTATCATGGTTGGTGAGCATGCAGTAACATCCTCTGTTAGTCAACTCTTTGAAAAGCTTTGCGAGCCGCACATGATCCTCGTAGCTGAATCCTTCTTTAGTGTAGTCAGTAAAAGATGTAGGTGTAAGCGGTGCGTAAGGGGAATCGAAGAATACGAAGTCATTCATGCCAGCACCTTTAACCGCTTCTTCGAAATCCTTGTTAAGCACTAAAGTATGACTTAATACTTCTGCTGTATTGCGAAGATGATCTTCATCGAAGGATCTACCAGAGAGTTTCCCGTTAAAAGGAACATTGAATTCACCTTTGCTATTAACTCTGTACAGTCCATTGAAGCAGTGTTTATTGATGTAGATGAATCTAGCGGCTTGCTCTGCAGTGTTTGATCCTAGCATCTTATTAAATTCTTCTCTAACTATGTAGTAGAAATCCTTCGGTTCTTTGTACTCCTCATGACATGAATCAAGGTTCTTTAATTCATCTATTACTCTACTAACATTATACTTAATCTGAAGATACATGTTCGTAAGCTCCGGATTAATATCGTTAACTATCGCATTAGTCGGCATAATATCTAGTAGAACCGCAAGACCGCCTGCGAAAGGTTCGTAGTACTTCTGATATGGATACTTATTAAAGTTAACAGGAAGTCGTTCTTTAATCTTATCTAACAGTTGATGCTTGCCCCCAACCCATTTAACAATTGGTTTCATTATGTATAGTCTCCTTAAACAAGCATCGTAAGTTGTTCAAGTTCTTCTGCGGTAAGAAGAGGTGCAAGCTTGTAACGACCTTTATAATAAGGTTTTGCTTCTTCATCTCCAAAGAAATCTAACTGATTGAGTAACCAGCCAGCATGAGCATAGGCAGATGTCTTACCTCTCTTCGCGCCAGTAAGAGTAGCTCTAACTTTTTCAGTTAGTTCATTCAACATCTTATTAACTCCGGATACACCGTAAGCAGGAGTACCTTTGAGAATATTAACTATAGTAACATAATATCTAGCAAGTTCAGCACCGCTCTTATCTCTACGAGCTTTGTATCCTTCCAGAATCTCTCTGTTCCGAGGTTTGCTAAACTGACAGATGTAAGTGTTTTCTACCTGATTAAATTTCATAATATATTCTCCTTCGTAAATTAATCTGATATATTATACGATCTTCTAATTCTAAATCTAGTAATATAAAATAAAAAAAATGTCGATCACCATAGGGTAACCGACATTAAGTCTACTCTTTAAAGAGTCTTACTATCTTAAAACATGAGATAATAAAATTAACGATCCACAGAACCGTGAGCAGAATACAGTACTCTTTAGTAGAGAATATATTCCAAAGTAGCTTAGTAGCACACCAGAAGATGAAACACTCTGCTGCTGCTACGTAGAAAGACCTAACAGCTGCTAGAAGCATAGTAGCGAATACAATGAACATATCTGTACCATCTACTTACCTTGTAGAGCGAGCTTCTTAACTTCTTTAAAAGAACAAGCAGCAGGATCAGCTGCTACCTTACAGCTTTCGCAGTCAGTCTTTACACAGTGTTCTTCTAAGCAGCAATAGCACCAGCCAGGAAAGTCTTCTAAGAAATCTGAGCTTGCTACGTAGTGATGGTTATTTGTAGGATACAGTAGTTCAGTGCCGCACTGTTTACAGGTCTTATACTCTTCTAAGTTGGCTAAGATCTCTTGTTCTTTATTAGATGCTCCAGTATCCTCGATCAAACTTTCGATAGTCTTTACGCAGAAATCTTTGAAAGCTATAGTTGCAGCATTCCATGTTGCTGCGTTATCTGTAGTAGGTTTCTTCTTGAATACAAGGTAAGCTGCATCGAGTTCTTTCTTAAGCTGTCTAGCAGTATTGATTATAGTTGTATCAATCATGTGTATCCTCCTAAATATAGTTCTCTATTATTATACAATAAAAAAATTAACTGTGTAGTTAAAGTCCACACAGTTAATTTAGCAAACACTTATTAATCAATACTCACGTCTGATGCCACCGCCGAAAGACTTAACAAAGATATCTCCGAATTCTGAGAATGCTTCATTATTCTTATTCCAAACATAAGCGAAGACATAGTAACAATTATTATCAGCATCCATGATAAGGTCGTCCATCTCATAATCTTTAGTAGCACAAAGCATAGACCACATCTCATCACCATCAATAAATTCATGAGTAAGAGCATAGACTACACAATCATATTCTGCTTCGACCTCTTTTACTTTCTTCCAAACATCAGGTTCTTGATCAACGTAGAACCCACCAAAGTTTTCAAAGAAACAAGGAATGCCGGCTTTCGATTTAAACTTTCTTACGTAAGGTTTATAGATGTCGAGTTTCTCCAAACATTGAATGGCTACCTCTTTCTGTGTCATGTTATATTCCTCCGTAATTTTTATTATGTATATATTATACCGTATTTATTATAGAATGTAAATATGCAGAACGCACAAAGTTTAAAATTTATTCTATAGCTTTTATATAGAAAAAGAACCGCACCAGTAATCGATACGGTTCTGGGTTATTTAGAATCCTTCTACTTCGGTATCAACCTTCAGCATCTCAACCAAGGTTCCAGAGTACTCAGGAGTATCTGATACTTTGACTACTTTGAATCTAGTAGGATAGGGTCTAAGACCGTCATGATCAGTGATCCTGAAACACTGTCCTTCTTTCAAAGGAATCTTAGACTTAAACTCAAGTGTGTTCGACCAATGGCTTGATTCTACTTTGTAATAAAACATACGTTCTTTCTCCTTTATAAACCTATTATAAGATTACGCCAAGTTCTCTAAACTCAGTGATCAGTCCGAAGCGAACTGCGATGTCTTTAAAGAACTTAGAGGTACCGCGGATTTCCTCAGGCGAAAGCTTTACAGTCTTAGCCCATCTTGCCCAACGTTCCGCTAGCTCTCTGTAAACCTTTTGATTCTTATTGTAATAACAAGTATATTTACTCATATACGTCTCTTCTCCTTAGTTTAATCTTATTATATTATACGATATGAAAAGTGTTTATATAAAGAAAAAAGACCGTTTTAGACGGTCTTAAAAAGAAATAAAAAAAGGAGGTGAAATATTTATTTACTTTTCTGATTAAAAAGATCATCAGAGCGTAGCGGTGTATACTTTACAAAATTTATCATTCAAAAGAAGGAGGAAAAGAAATTGGAGGAAAAAATATATAATCACACATTCCGCCCACCCGCTAAGCCAGTCGGCGGTTTTAAATATAAAACACATTCAAACACACCGCTACGCTCTGTTTTATTATACGATATAAAGTTTTAAGATTTAGTAACTTTTTCTAAAAACTTTTAAACTTTAACCAAGCAGCTTCTGACAGCTCTTAATAGTAGAGTACTGACCTGAATACTGCTCCATAAAAGTCTGCATTGCCATCTGGTGACTATCTGCTTCTACCAGAGCAACTCCAGTATTATTCATACCCCATTGAGAAGAAGGCAAGAAGTAAACAACTTTCCAGGTTTCCAAAGGTCCATAATATCCCATAATAATTCTCCTTTTGATTTTAATTATTTTTCAATATACTTACGTTTAAAATTCTTTCTAATATAATATACGATAAAAGCCGAGATAAAAATGACAAATGAAATAAATTCATAAATAAAAAATTGTCGGATAGTAATCCTATCTAACTCAAGTGCTCCTAGTACATTAACCATACCGAATGCACCGAAGACGCCAAGAAAGTAACCTAGAATCTTAAGAAATTCACTAATAGCATTTTTAAGTTTCATTGGACACCTCAATTCTGAAGCCACTTGATATAAAGCCACTCACTAGCAAAAGCAAGAGCAAGTAAGATCCACAGACCCCAATTAACCAGAGGAAGTCCTAGGGCATACCAGATAAAGACATAAGAAATCCAAAAGCCCATAGACATCATCCAAGTCAACAACCAAAACTTAATAGCATTTACGATTCTATCTTTACGTTTACTAAAGAAATCTTTAATTTTATTAAACCAACTTTTCATACTCAAATCTCCTCATCTTCGCCGTACTCTCTCATAATCCGTTCCCACTCTCCCAAGAAGAACTCAGCAGTAGCTTTAGGATCATCGTTATACTCAAGAGCAATGCAAGTATCGTCTACATCACCTTCTTTGTTGATCGGCATGTCCATTAATTCGAAGTCAGTATAAGCATACGGACCTTCGTTGACTGCGATCTTAATACACATCGCATACTTAGGATTAGACTTGCTAATACAGAGAAGGTCAGAGTAATCCTCAGAGAATCCTTCCATCCATCCGCCGATGATACTAAAAGGTTTGTTCTCAGTATCCTTAAACCAGGCGATAGAAAAACAGTTATCGTCTTTCGCAGCTTCGATAATCTCTTCAACCCACTCTGTCAGGTTGTTGAGCATAGTAGTATTCTTAGTATTCATTTGTATATGTACCTTCTTTCGTTAATCTCTAAATCCGTATTTCTTATTTAGCTCGTCATAGTTAGTAATCCAGTTTACCAGGATTGCTTGAGCCAACTTCTCAGAGAGCTCAGGACAGAACTCTTTCAGATAAGGAGCTGCTCCAAACATATTGCAAACACCAGTTCGTCTGATACCTTCTAAAACTTTATAATACTCTTCCCACTCTTCACGAATAGGATACTTTTCTTGATCAAACATCGAACTCCTCCTCTACAACTTTATCTCTCATTCTGAGAAGCAGAGCTTTGTATTCTTCAAGGTCTGCCATATTGTCAATGTGCATCTGAGACTCTTCTTGAGTATCACTTCCATGCATCCACAGGGTTTCGTTAGAAATCATTCCAACTACTTGCTTCATCTCTTCGTCGATCATAGCAAGTAATCTAATCTTCATAATCTCACTCATAGCTTAGTCCTCCAAATCATTAACATTGATACCAAACATCTTCTTAACCATAAAGTCAGTTAACTTAATACCAACTTTAGTATTCTCGGCAAACCAACCGCAGACGCTTAATAAAAACATAAAAGCGAATACCAAGAAAAGATAGATTAAAGCGGTTCCGATTTCCATAATAAAGTTCCTCCAAAAATAAAATGTGTTATAATATGTAGTCGTTATCTCTAATCGACAATTATATTATAACACATATTTTTCAATTTGTAAACCCCTTTTTTGAAAAAAGTTTAAAAATTTTTATAATGTTTTACCTGCGAGTCTAAAGATTTCTTCATACCCGTCATCCCAGACCTGCTTACAATATTGTTTAGTAGTGTCTACATACTCTTCAAAGTTGCGCGGTACATAAAGAGGCGGAGGATTATAAAGTTTAATCCAACTAAGTTCTTTTTCTTTTATCATATTAACCCCAACCTACCGCAACACGACAGTATACAGTCTCAACTCCGAGAAAGTCTTTACTAACTCTGTGACTGATTACATCACCACCGATCAGTTTCCCGTCAACCAAGAGCTGATGAACTTCGAAGTCGAAATCACGATCCAGGAGATGTTCGGTGAAAGTATACTTCTGAAGTTTAACATTTACTCCAGACCAGAAGGTAGGATCCTCAACGCTCTCATTCCAGTTGATTAACTCACCGTGACTGTTCCAGAAATAGTCTACCTTCAGAATCACGTCTTTATACTCAGCGAACACTTCCTTCTGCTCGTTAGTACGAGTGATCTCAAATTCAGGTCTGATAGAAGTCAATCCAGTATCCATCTTAATCCTCCTTCAACTCCACAAGTTCATAGCCATTTTCGATCATAGAATCGTAACGAAGATTCTCATCATAGTAACCACCATTGAGCATAGTACCAAGTACTCTAAAGTTTGCGGTATTACTATTACCAGTCACGACCTTAACAGACTTACCACCTCCGAAGAAATGTACAATCACGAACTCTACAATTTCACGATAGATATTTTCATCACGAGCGATTTCTTTTTCATAGACTTCATAGTCGAGGCTCTCTACAGAAGAACCAGCTGGTTTGGTTTCAAATACCTTACTGATACCTTTTACAAAAGCTCTCTTTTCTTTATACATAGCAATCTTTTCTTGCTTAGTCATATTCGTATCCTCCAAATATTTATTTTATGATTATATTATAACATATAAATATAAAAAAGTAAACCGGCAAACTGCACAAAGTTTTACCGGTTTATCTATGTACTTTTATTCTTCGTCATCATCAATAAGGATATCGTTTGCTTTACACATATCAGCGACCTCATCTTCAGACATCCACTTCAGAGCCATCATAGCAAGAGAGCTCCAAGAGATCATACCTTCTTCTGCGAGTTCTAAAACTTTATTAGTTGCTTTTCTTGTTTCCATTTTTTTAATCCTCCAACTGTTATTTACTTAATCTTCCTAAAAGAAATCCAACGGTACTACAAGCAATACCAAGTGCTATGTATTCAAACATACTTAATCCTCCTTAAGCTAAACCGCTAAAACATTTTTCTGTATATAAACTATCATGACCTTCAAGTCTGTAACAAGGCTTTGCCCACCACTCTTGAGCTACTACTTTAGCAGTTGTTCCTGCGAGAGCCTCAAGACCACATGATGCGGAAGGATGAAACTTATCTTTAAACTTTACAGTATCTCCTACTTTATATTTATAACTGACTTGTTTCATTTTTCAATCCTCCTCATCAATGTAGTCTTCAAGGTCTTCCTTACAAGTAATGGGCGTTGGGGTCTCCATAGTACCCATATTATAGTCATAAAGATAGTAACCATTATAGGCTTCGCCGCTCTCCCAAATTGCTTTAAGAACGTGGATGGCGAGATAGATGTTATCATCATCAATCTTCGCTTTAGCGAAATCAAGAAGGGTTTCTTCTGTTGTTACATCATCAATATTTTCACAAGCCCACTCAACAAGCTCTTCAAGGCCCATCTCTTCAAATTCGTTTCTCGTCATATCAGTTAACCTCCTTATTTATGTATATATTATAACACAAAATTATTCATTTGTAAACTGACAAAGTGCACAGACTTTAATAAATAATCTGTGCACTTTGATATGTACGTTATGCCATAAGGCCAGCTTCAAAAGAAGCCATATAACTATTAGGAATAGTTTGTTTGATTTCGTCGATATTCTGTTTCTTACCGAATTGGAATCCGTAGTTATATACGAGGTCCCACAAAAAAGCAGTATTATGAATACCTTTCGAGAAGTCAGTAGTCACATGCTGAATACAAGCAGGCACAACCGTCTCCTTAAGTTTTTTAATAGTACACTTAAACTCCCAGCTCCACTGTTTCGCATAGCCTCCAGAAGTCTTAGCTCTACTATCAACAAGAGTCTTAGGTGCTTCTGTACCAAAGTGCTTCTCAAAAGCAGGTCCAAGATAATCAGGAAGAATTGCAGTCATAGAACCAACGTGCTTCGCCAACCAGCCAAGAGCATAGTAGAATTCATCGGCATCACTCAAGGTATTATTCGCTTGTTTGGCCAAAGTATCAAAATCCTGAAGTGCTTTTGCTTTCTGTCTCTGATATTTTTCTTCAGCTTTCTTTTCTGCTTCTGCTTTCTTTTCTGCTTCTGCTTGTCTCTGGAGCATTGTTTGCTCCACAGCCTTATAAGCAGAAGTCAGATTAGTGTGGGCATTAAATACCTGATTCCAAATCTCATAAATATTTTCATCCGTAAACTTAGTGAATTTATTACCCGATATAATATGTGCAAGTGAAAAACGCTTGGTGACTTCAGGAAACTCAACATCAATAATAATATCATCGATAGTCTTACCCTGAGTACTTACAACAGTGCCGGTTCCATACATAGTACTGACTACTTCAGCTTCTTTAACAAGCTCACTAATAGTAACTACGAGCCCAGCCTCAGTTTCATAATAAGCTTGTTTAGCATTTTCCAGGTCGAATTCCGTGTTGCAAATCATCTCATCAAATCTTTCGTAAATAGTCATTTTGTTTTCTCCTTCGTAAATAAATATATGTATGATTTTTTGTCAGTCAGTGTCCTCTCATTAACTGACAATAATATTATAACACATCTTTCGTCATTTGTAAACCCTTTTTTGTAAAAAATATTGCACAAATATAAAAGAAAAAACCTGTGCAGTTTTATACACAGGTTTTAATAATTTATTAAATTAATAATTTAATAGTCAGCTTCGGTCTTATCAGGTCGGAAGTCTTTGAAGATCGGGAATCTGAGACTCTCACCACCGTCTGCATTTGTTGTGGACTCAAAGTACTGAACCTCACAGATGCTACCAAGATAGTCAGACTGATTATTCCAGATAGTTACTCGGAGGTCGTCAGAGAATCCAGAACCAACTTTTACTACGTTACCGTTCTTATAGCGAACAAGGATTGCACCAAGAGTGTCGGCCAGTCTACCAGTACCTTCTTCAAAGCCGACGATTTCAAGGTCCATAGTCTGCATCTTCTTTACCTTAAGAAGACCATTAGTTCTCTTAAACTCATACGGCGCATCGCAGATGTTAATCATGATTCCCTCTTCACCGTTCGCAATTTCCTCATCTAAGATTTCAGTAATCTTAGAAGTGTCGGAACCGCGGTAAAGGATTGGCAAAAGTTCAAAGTATCTTGCGGTATCAAAAGCAGACATACAGTCGAGCATCTGTCTCCGTTGAATATAGGTCATAGAAGAAGTCTGGGTCTTAAAGTCGGATACTGACATAGCATCGAAGACAAGCATCTTAATCCCGTGCTTTTCCTTATCCTTAGTACGGACAATCTTCATAGTTTCTTTATAAGCTTCTTTAGAAGAAAGATTTCCGCGAACTAAAAGAGTAATCTCACCGTCAAGACAAGTGTTGTCAGGCATCAAGCGAGACATCTCATCTTCCAGGTCTACGAGACCCTCGTACTTCTGACCCGCTCTAGTAAAGAATGAGACTTGACCATTCTCCTTTAGAGCAATGATACGACCGCCATCTATCTTAGTAGTGATAGCAAATGACTTACCGTCCACATACTGAGGCTTGTCAAAGTACTTATTAGCCAACTGTACATTAAAAGTAGGAATCAGATCAGGGATTTCTTTATTAATGGTTTTAGAGTCACAACCGATAGAAAGGTCTTTACAGATAAGAGACTCGAGCAGCACGCCACACTCACGATCAAAAGAACATACGCAGTTAAGGACTTCTTGACAAACACTGATATCACGATCGGTGCCTGTGTTATGCTCTTCTAAATACTCAAAAAACTCAAAGACAGACTCGATGGTCGTAACACCGCTAGCTCCTACTACCTTACTAAGTTTCTTAGTCGAAATACCGAAGACCTTATAAGGATCGAAAGCGATCTGAAGATACTTACAGATGATAGAGTCATCAGCATACTTCTTAAGTACCGCCTGCTTATGTAATCTGCTATTAGACTCTGTGATTTCTTTTACAAAGTTATTAAAATGTTGAAGTGTTTTCATTATTTATCTCCTTAACAACCATAGTAACCTAAAATAATCTCTTCAAGAGAAGCACTAGGGCAATATTCTACAAAGCCCAAGATTTCGTTGGCTTCTTCATCTGTAGCCTTTCTACCCAAATAATATTCTACTTCTTTTTTAATCTGCTTAATATCCATTAGTAAATCTTCCTTCCGCCCTTATAGAAATTCCAGCAACCATTTTCCCAGATATAAGAATAATAGAAGCAGTTAAACAACCGTTTTTTGGTTTCATAAGTTGTTTGTTCTACGTCTCCCCAGTCTTCTCCTCGATCTCTATGATAGAAACAACACGTATCAAACTGAGGTTTATCAAAGCTATGAGGCAAGTCAGTTTCGAATTTCTCTGCAATATAGCTAGCATCTCCGGCATCAACGAGTTTTCTAGCCCACTCTTCTGAATTATAATTCTCAGTCAACATTGGCCACATATAATCAGGATAACCATCAGAATGAACATAAATAGTTTCATATCCTTTTTCTGATTTAATAGCAATTCCACATTGTGTAGACATTTTAGTTTCCTCCTTAATAAACCTTATCAGCGCCGTTATTAATAAGCTGAGCAATATCTTTTTTCACCAAGTTCAATTGTTCGCAGTCATCAGTATCGAGGTCATGAAGTTCGACCTCAACATCTGTGATACCTTCAACATAAACTTCCTGAACTAAACCATGTTCAACTACAATATGAATCTTCTTCATAGTAACCTCCTTATAATAAACCAAGCTCTACAGCTTTATTTTCAATTAAACGAATCTCAGACGCAGCGAGGTCAAACTTGTCACGATACTTCTTCCAACACACACCTACGTGACCAAGAAAGTCAGCGTCATAATCAGTGATAGGAGTATCACCAAGACAGATACTAATCATATATTCGACCTTACCTTTATCGGTCATCAGATGGTCTACCAAACAGTCTTCGCACAGAACTTCGCCATAAGAAGTCGTAAAAAGAACCGTTACTACCTTTCCGCATTTTGCACAATGAGCCATAACAATTTCCTCCAAAGTAATTATAATAAGCATGTAAGCCATTCATTAACTTACATGCTTATTATATCATATTTTATTTGATTTGTAAACTGACAAACCGCACAAAAATATAAAAATAAACTGCGTAAAATTACACAGTTTATTCATTAAGATTATTCTATTGATTATTTTGTATCATAAGGTTCTACATCAAGATTTAAACCGGCAGCTTTTACAGTAGTTTCTATAAAAGCGATTTCATCTGCAGTTTTGTTTAATTTATCTTTAAATGTAATCCAACACTTTGCTATTTTTTGACGATCATCTTCGCTAAAAGCTTCGATTTTATACTCACCAGTAGCAAGGCTAATAACATACTCAACTTGACCATTGAGCGTACGCATATATTTATCATTCCAGCAATCAGTGCAAAGAAGGCTACCATAAGCATTCTTACGTAAAACTACATTGGTTTTCTTGCACTCCGCACATTCTATATGGTTAAAATCATTAATAAACTTATAACAAGAATGTGTTAACACATGTGCACAAATAGCCATATTTAGATTTTTTTTAAACATACGAATATCCTGAACAGTGACATCCTCTTCAAAAATAAAACTGCTATTTTGCTCTTGTATGTCCTTAATTTTTTGCTCAAAAGTTTTTATAAAAGCCAAATCAGCATCAAAACAGGCAAAATGCAATTTACCGCTACGAGTTGAAGATGTGCTAAAAACATAATGCATAATATCACTAAATGTCTCTAATGCTGCAGTCTTTGATCTACCTGCGTACTGACAAATCATCGCGGGCAAATTTTGGTTAAGTTCATTAAAATCGTATTCAGAGAAAACTATATAAAACATAAACGAAGCAACTCCTTTTTAACTATAATCTAAATAATTTAGCAAATAAAAAGTAGTTTACAATCACTAGCATAAAACTTAAAATGTTACATCATTAGAAACACCTGTGCACACCTTCTGTTCAACCGCCGCTCGGAAAGGTGCTGTTGCTCTGCTAGCTAATTTATTAATAGCCCAAGTAGCATCACGATAACTGCTAGCTGTCGCAATCTCAATAATCTTAAGACGAGTATTTTTATCCGCAGTATATTCAGTAACTGTTTTCTCAAAGAGCTGGACTACTGCTTTGGTGAATCTACAGTTCGCAGCATCGATCATACCCTCTACCCAACGCTCATAAGCCGCACGAACCTCAGGGTCAGTTTCTAGAATCGCCTTCTTCATAGTAATCTTCATGCCGGCGATCTTTGCGGCCTTCTCATCTTTCTTCATTGCAGAAGTCTTCTTGAGTTTAGTAGTGTCTTCCTCAGCGATCACCGCGACCATTCCGTTTACTGCAATAGCAATTCTATTAGGATTTTCCATGTCCTTCAGCATAACACCGAGAGTCATCAGTTTATCATCACACTTAAGTTGCTTAGCAAGAGTTAACGTAGTTTCCCGCTCGATGTAATCTCGATCCAAGCTAAAGAATCCATGTTCATCAGCAGTCTGTTTCTTCACTACTTGCTTAAGGATACTCTGAAGTTCTGCCCAGTAAGCTGCAACCTCAAAGCCCGCAATCTTAACTAGTTTCTTATTTAAACGTAATTCATCAAATAAATCTAGATACATATAAATCCTCCAAATATATAATCTATTATATAATACAATAAAAAAGAGACCGGTTTTAGACGGTCTCTTTATTTTTAATATTCATAAGAAGTTCTGAGTTCAGTAAGCATGTGCCGCAAGTAACGATACAGCTTCTGATTATTGGCTCTATCAATTACATCAAGAATTGCAGTCAGTTTATCTTCTGAAATACTATAGCGGTCCATAAAGTAGTTCTTATATGTAGCAGGTAACTTGCTAACAATCTGAATAAGCTTATATGGCCAGAACTCGCTACTATACTCAGTATATTTCGTAAGCTCTCCGTCGGCATTCTGTGCTTTTACAGTTTTCTTGAAATGCTTTTGTACATCATTGAATGCAATATTGTCAAGCAAGATTGCTTCAATAATTTTATTACGGTTAATATAACTCTGGATAAGCATCACAGCATCATCGTCGATGTAACACTCATCTATACACTCGTCAGACTCAAGTACATCTCCGATAGTCTTACCAGCTTCGTCTTCGCCGCCCAAAGGAGTTTCAAGACTATAACAGTGATTTACTGCTTTATGCTTATCAAGACGAAGGTCATAGTACTTCTGAAGCTTGATAGTCTCAATACACTTGTTAATGCACTGCTGAGCATTAAGCTTCTTATCAGGGTCTCTCCAGCCTCTATACTTGCAAGCATACTCGATTGCTTCATAGAGCCACCAGAAGAAATCCTCATGCTCAAGACTAGGTGCTACAGTGTTAGATTTATACATCTTATCGATAGTATACCAGAAGCGAAGAATCAGAGCAGAGATGTAAATATCTTTCAATGCTTTGTTATCACTATCGACTGCATCACAGTAAGCATCAGCGAGCTCATCAATAGAATAATACTCATAAGGCTTTACAAGTTTGCGAGCCAAAAAGGTCAGATCTCTCTTAGTCTCTCTCAACATTAGTATTTCCTCCAAAAAATCTTTAGTATAGTCATATTATAGCATATTTTGTCAGATTTGTAAACCCATAAATTGGTTTATTTACAAATTATTAGTAATTACTTTTATAGTAAATAAAGTCTTCATCATTACAATCAAGCTTATACCCGCTGTCAGAGCGGTCTGCGATTCTGATAAATGCTTCAAATAAACTGTTAAGAGCTTTAATTTCAGAAACGTCTACATTTCCGTCACCGTCACAGTGAAGCATCTTAAAGTCAAGATAATACAAATCATCTTCATATTTATTATTAAACTCTTCAACAGACTTTTGCATTTCGATAACCTCAAATTTAAGATTAGAAAGTCTGTCACAATAATCACGCAGCTCATCACAAAGCTTATCAAAAGACTGAACCAACTTAGTAAAACGTACGAGCTCTTCACGATTAGCTTTTACAGAACCATAATTCTCACGGCACCATTCTTTATAATCTTCGTAAGTATCAGAATCAAGGACAGACTCAGGAAGCATATGACCGTTGTAATCAGCATCTTTTAAAATAAGATAACCATTAGAACGACCGTTAAAGTATACTTCATAACCAGGATGGCATCTTCTCCAGTCATCAATCATATAACTAATAGTATCATATTCGCCGTTCTCAAGCAAGCTTAAGGCCGTCCAGCAATTACCGGACAATTCAAGATTATGTACCTTAACATTATTCGCAATAGAATACAAGCGATTCCAAGAACTCATCGTAGGATATTCAAAATGATTTTTTAAAAAATTAAACATTTGCTTATCGTTAGTAATGTCAATTCCGCTTTTGTAAAACATATTCATTTCCTCCAAAATATGTACTCATAAATTACGATAATATTATAACATACTTTTCTTGATTTGTAAACCCCTTTTTTGAAAAAAATTATATTTTAATTTTCTTTTTATTTTTAATAAACAAATTCACAATGATAGTAGTTGCCATCTTCGTATAATACTTTAGAAATAATCTTAAAAGCAAGAATCGTCGGTTCATCTTCATCAATAAAACGAAACTTAACATAATCATTTTTATTAAAGTCCGTTAAGAGCTTGCAGCTGATCTTAAGATTACCATCACCGAGAAGTTCATAATCGTGCTCTATGATATCAACGATAGGATCCGGGTCTTCGACTTCATCGAGGCATGCTTCAAGGCAATCCTCAGAACCATACTCACCGTCAATCCAAAGGTCTCTCTTATAGATAGTACCGATATTCATTGTGCCATCGTCCTCGTCTTCAATAACAGTTTCTACTTCAATAGAAATATATTCTACTTTAGAAGCAGGGTCAGTGCAGTTATCTTCTTCCGCTGCCTGATGAATAATGTCAGCGAGTGTAAGTTGCTTAGCACACTCAACAGCTGCATCAGGATCAGAAAACTCACTAATCAGCATTTCAGAATCAGTCGGCGCACCGTTAGAATCATAACCGAGAGTCCATACTTCATAGGATACTTCGGTGTCCTCAGGGATGTCGGTAATATCTTCTGCAATGTACTGAACCAAGTCTTCGTCGTTGATAAGGTCTCTGATATTTTTAATCTCTTTCATTATTTTTTCCTCCGTAAATTTTATGTTTATATTATAACATGTTTAAACGAGTTTGTAAACTGACAAAATGCACAGAATTTTTACATTTTCTGAATGTCCTTATCAATTACATCGACCCAGCCTTTAAGGATAGACTCCGTATGGAGAAAGGTTCTGAATTCAGGTTTATACTGAGGAAGCTCTTGAATCAAGATTCTATCATCACGGTCTTCAAGTACGACCATAGGATTCTGCGGTTCATTAGGATTAAGCCATTCTTTTTTAATTTGTACTAACCATCCGCCCCAATTTTCTGTTTTATTCATTTTATGTACCTTCCTTCATTATTTAAATAAACGCGCATGCCGTGCGTACACACGTATTATTTATTTTGTAAATATATTATAACATATAAATACATATTTGTAAATAGGCAAAGCGCACAAATTTTAAAAATATTTTTATGCGATTTATATAAAATAAAAATAACGTTTATAATTATAAACGAAACCTTATAGTTTGTTAGTAATTATAAACGTTATAAACATTATGTATTTAAATTAGATAACTGCGTATCCAGTGCCTGACATACGAGAATTCCAAACGAAGAACAATATATTCTCACCGATCTTAGCAGGAATCTTAGCATCACCTTTAGTCATTCTAAAAACATCATTACGAAGTTTTTTAGCACCGGTGGTTACTAAATTCTTCTCTTGCATAACTGCATCGATAATAGACATAATCTGAGTTGCATTGCCAGTCATACACGCAGTCTCAAAATCTGGATGCTGTGCTACGTTCGTAGCAAGCAGACTCTGATCGGGTGCCTCAGTAAGAGAAACTCCCTCAGTAAGATAGTTACCTGTAGTAAGTTCTTCACGAAGCATTTCGCGAAGCATCGCTCTTAATTCACTTTTCTTCATAATTATTAAATACCTCTTTTAATTTATATTAATTATTGCGTTTCCGCAAATAATTTAGCAATTAATAATTTAATAATTTAACACTTCCAGTACAAGCAGTTTCCTTTAAATCTATAACTCTCTGGTTTGAGGAGCCTCGGTATTTAAGCCGTAGATCCTTCTGCTCTTCTATGAATCGACCGTCTACTATCACATCTATTGCAGAGTTTAAAAGGTCTTCTGCTACGTCTTCGAATTCATAGCCGGTCCAAATCCAGACAGTCTTAGTTGGATACTTCTCCTTAAACTCTCTAGCAAGTTGGAGTACCTCAGATCGATTCTGAGGATGTAGTGGTTCACCTCCTAAGATGCTTAGTCCGCTAATATGTGCCGGTTCTGCTAAAGAAAAAATAGCATCTTTAGTTTGTTTAGTAAACTTACTGCCACCTTTAAAATCTTTCGCAACTCCATTAAAACATCCAGGACAGTTAAAGTCGCAGCCCTGGACGAAGAGAGATACTCTGCATCCAGGTCCGTTTGCTATATCAAGTTGTTTAATAATATTATAGTTCATTTAGCACCCACAGTCATGACAGTCTAAGTGTACATAGCGGTCTAGGATTTCTTGGGTTCTACCCTGGTTCCAATACTGACTACCTATGTATCCACAAGTTCTTCTAGCGACATTCATCTTAGACTGATCAGTGTTACCGCAGTTAGGGCACTTCCAGATTAACTTACCTGACTCATCTTCTTCAATAAGGATTTCACGATCCCAGCCGCACACATGACAGTAGTCTGACTTAGTGTTTAACTCAGCGTACATGATGTTATCATAGATATACTGAATTACCGTAAGTACTGCTTCTAGATTGTTTTCTAAGTTAGCACTTTCGATGTAACTGATCGCGCCGCCTGATGAGAGCTTCTGGAACTTACTTTCTACCTTTAGTTTCTCGAAAGGATCAATGCACTTCTCTACATGGATATGATAGCTGTTAGTGATATAGTTCTTATCGGTAACCCCAGGGATTTCACCGAATCTCTTCTGAAGACACTTAGCAAACTTGTAAGTTGTGCTTTCTAGCGGCGTACCATAGATACCGAAGCCTAGGTAAAGCTCTTCATTCCACTCATCACACTTTTTATTCATGTAACGCATGATCTCTAGTCCGAGTTCCTGACCTTCTTCAGTAAGAAGATCCTTACCAATCAATTCTACTACACACTCCCAAAGTCCAGCATAGCCTAGGCTGATAGTAGAGTAACCGCCAGTGAGTAGCTTATCGATAGTCTCACCTTTCTTTAGTCTAGCAATTGCGCCATGCTGCCAAAGGATCGGAGCTACATCACTGATAGTGCCCTTTAGTCGATCATAACGACAGAGAAGAGCGCGGTGACACAACTCGAGTACTTCATCGAAGTTCTTCCAGAAGCTTGCTAGATCCTTAGCATAATTATCTCCTGCTGCAGCACATGCTACATCTACTAGATTAACAGTAACAACACCTTTGTTAAAGCGGCCATACCATTTCTGCTTACCATCTTCATCATACCAAGGAGAAAGACAGGATCTACATCCCATAGGTGCGAAGCAACCACCTTCTTTTAGTTCCTTCATGATCTTCTCACTAATATAATCTGGAACTAAACGCTTAGCACTGCACTTTGCCGCAAGCTTAGTTAAGTACCAGTAGTCAGAATCTGGATATACATTATCTTCTTCTAGAACATAGATTAGTTTAGGGAATGCTGGCGTGATCCAAACACCCTTCTCATTCTTGATTCCTTCGTATCTTTGGAGAAGCACTTCTTCGATGATCATTGCTAGGTCCTTTCTAGTCTGTTCATCTTCCACTTCATTAAGATACATAAATACAGTAATGAAAGGCGCTTGACCGTTAGTAGTCATGAGAGTATTAACCTGGTACTGAATAGTTTGCACGCCTCTCTTAACCTCGAGTCGAACTCTCTGTTCTGTAATTTCATCAATTAGCTTTTCTAAGTCTTCACTAACTGGAACTGGCTCACCATAATGTAGGGCTGCAGCTTTCTTCTGTTCTTCTACTACTTCTGCTTTGATCTTCTGTCTACTTACATCTACGAAAGGTGCAAGATGTGAGAGCGTGATACTCTGACCACCATACTGACTACTAGCAACTTGCGCTACGATCTGCGTAGCTACATTACACGCAGTGGAGAAACTGTGCGGTCTTTCAATCAGGGTACCGGAAATGACGGTTCCGTTCTGCAGCATGTCTTCTAGATTAACTAAGTCACAGTTATGGATACGCTGCGCAAAGTAATCCATGTCATGGAAGTGAATAGTTCCTTCATCATGAGCTTTGACTATATCCTTAGGAAGTATTAGCCTACGTGTAAGATCTTTACTGACCTCACCTGCCATGTAGTCGCGCTGCGTAGATGAAATAGTCGGATTCTTATTAGAGTTCTCTTGTTTAAGTTCTTCGTTACTTAAGTTGATCAAGCTTAAGATCGATTCATCAGTAGTATTAGAATTTCTAACTAATTCTTTATTGTACCTATATTGTATAAAGGCACGAACGAGATTGTTGTAGTTTCGGTAGATAAGTTCATCTTCGATTAAGTCGTTAATGTCCTCTACCTTAATAGCTCTTTTATATTCAGAGCATTTCTCTTCTACGATATTTGCAAGCTGATTAATCTTACGTGGACCAATCTGCTTTGACTTAATGATTTCTTTGTTCGCACATGAAATCGCTTTGACAATCTTAGATTTATCAAACTCGACTTCACGCCCATCACGTTTAATAACTCTTTGCATAGTTAGCGCCTTTCTATTAAATTTTTATAGTCAAAGAGTAGATACTCTCGTATTTAATTTAGCCAATTTTAAGAGCTTTTTATAGGCCTAAAAATAGGGAAAGGACGGTAGATTTTACTCCACCGTCCCGATGCCAATGGCCTATTCACCCGCACTACCAACATAATATAATACGGTATTTATTAGCCTATTTTCTTATAAAAGGAGAAATAAATTCCAATGCCGTCCATGTATAAATAATATTTTTCGGAATTATTTGTTTCAGAAACTACAAACTTTTTGTATTTCATATCTGTCAGATAAAGTGCACCAACTGGCTTACCGTCAATATTAAGTAATTCGATAATAGGAGGATTATCAAGTTCGGCGTAGGTCTTAAATAAAGTAGTTAGTGAGTGATCCATAAGCTAATCCTTCCTGTGATCCCAAAGATCTTGGTCAAGCCTCTGACCGAACAGTAACGGATCCAGAAACTTCCCGTAATAAAAAGCGTATGCTTCAAATTCATAGAACATATGTGCTAGAATATTATACTCTTCCTCATAAAATGAAATTGCGTTTTTTAGTAGACTGCAACTTAACAATTTCACAAATTGTGCTTCACCGGTAGGTATTTCTTTACAATAGTTTTTTAAGGTTGTTTTATAAGAAGACTTTAGACTCTTTACTACAGATTCTACAGCTCTCATACTTTTACCTACTGTAAAATAGTCTCGCCAAGTACGTATAAATTTAAATTGCACGTGCTCACCAGCATCAGCTCTTTCTAATAAGACATTTAATAATTGTTTTTGTTCTGGGTTGTTCAAAGTATCTATCCTTTACCTAATAAAAATAATAGCACCTTGGCTGGAGGAATAACCAAGGTGCTCAAAGGAGGAAACATCTATAAGATTCAACATCCTATGTTTTATTATACGATAAAAAATCTAAATTTTTAAAGTTGTCTCAGTAAGTTTTTTATATTGGTTTACCATCTAAGCATATGATCAAAGATGTCCGCAATTAACGAATAGTCAATAGTAGACTTATTAGTAGTTGCGTTGCTGCTAATAGTGGTTTCGAAGTCACCATCCTTAAGAGTAAGGTGATATCCTTCAGGATATTTATCGGTGAATTCCTTCAAAGCAGTCGAGTAAGCTTCTTCAGCTGCAGCTAATGTATCCTGTACTTCCTTCTTAGCATCTTCAAAGTTTTTCTTAAGGGCTGCAAGATGCTCACTGTATTCATGTGTAACTGCAGTAAGATCTTCTTTATAAGACTTACGTGCAGCATTAAGAGCTTTGAAAGCATCTTCTACTTTAAGAGCATCAGACTTCTTCTGTGCAGCCGCATCTTCTTTTGCCTTGAGCTTAGCGTAGTAAGCTTCCTCAGCCTCCTTAAGCTCTCCGATAGTTTCGAAAGGTTCTTTAAGTACTTTAGAGTAATAGATGTAATCGCGCTCTTCTTTTCTAGGGGCCTTTACATTACTCTTAATCCCATCGGTATTACCGATGTCAACCTTTTTGTTAGTTTCAGTATTTTTATAATTTTTCATTTTAAATTAACCATCCTTTTAGTTTTTATTTCGTATATTAAAAGTCCTCTCAATTAATATACAATTTATTAAAATGAATTAGCTAACCTGAGACTCATTAGTTATTCAATTTTTATAATTCAAATCCACAATTAATGCAGAAACCAGTTTCTGGGTCAAAAGAATTAGAACCGCATTCTGGACATAGTGATAAACGCTTTTTGTAATCTTCTGACTCCTCAAGCTCTTCTAGTTTAGAAACAGGCTTAATAGATTCGTCATATCTATCATCAGCATGGCGGTCTGCAATATAGTCGTCATAACCATCTTGCCAATATTCCTCATATGAAGTATTGCTTTCATAAGCCTCTGCTGCGCTATCTCTATAGATTTCAAGTAATTGATCATAATACTTATCTAATAGAATGTCAAAATGATCTTTTAAAAAGGCATGCAAAGCGTCTTCATCTTCTAGTGTATTAAGTCCACCTGGAACATCTAAAACATCTTCTTCGGTTATGAGGTCATGTTCCCACATGTCTACTGCAACATCATATTTTGAAACGGTATATGTATAGTGAACAGTTTCTTCGTGTTCACCATAAGTACCAGTTTCTCTGTCTTGTTTATTATCTAAAAGAGTAACTTCTAAATCATTATAATCAAACTCGACAGCTTCTTTACCATTAAAAGCTTCGTCAAGAAAATCTAAGTAGTTATTTTCTCTAAAGGTTAGAGTTTCTCCTCTAGACTTAATAGCAGCCTCACAGTGATCACAGAGCCAGCCCATATCTACTTCATAACGGCACTGACTACGATCGTAGAGTTCTTCACACCAAGTGCACTCAACTACTTCGTCTGCACAGTCTGGACAGATCCAACCATGCTTCTCATCGTGCTTACAGTCTTCTTTTGGATAAAGCTCGTTACAGCAAACACATTCAACTGTGTCCTCGTTTTCTTCCATAGCTTCTACTAACTGTTCGATTGTCATTCCTTCTGGAATAGGTTTTCTAAAGTTGTCCGGGATTTCATCTAGCACCGAAACTTCCGAAGTTTCAGATTCAAAATCCACGGAGTTGTCTAAAGCATCAAACTCTGGATCACGGTCTGGATTATATTCTGCAAAGTCACCATGAGTAAAAACAGAGGCAGCAGGTTCATCTGCTGAAACATCTGTCATCATATCTTCCCAAGACCAGATGGCACCAAGGTCATTAGAGTCGGTACACTCACCAAAATCATTCCTGCAAACTTCAGTTTGAGTAATAATAGGTTTGTTGTCCAAACAACCTAGAGCGTATTCTTTAGCTTCATCGAAAAAATTAAAATACTCATCTTCACAGTCTGGGCACTTAACAAAATAAATATATTCAATCATGTTAAATATTCTCCTAAAAATTTAATCACATAATTTAGCAAATCGAAATTACTTAAATTTCATCAAGTAGCCCAGAAGCTCTTAGAATTCTTTCTGACTCTGAAATTAAAAAAGTTTCGTTCACGTCTCCGGCGACTAAGAATACCTTAAGTATCCGACCTTTGTAACAGAGCCGTATATCTCGATAATCTCCATTATGAAAATACTCTAATTTTGCTCCAACGAAATTCGGACAATTTCGGAAATCTGTAATTAAGTCCAAATGTTGATCTATGTAGCGGCACATGTCTTCTCTATAGTAGTGGTTAAACATGCCTAAATCAACTAGCTGGTTATTCCACTGTGCTACACACTGTGAGCCGGATACATCAGAGAGAAAATAGATCTCTTGTCCTCGATATCTTATAGCATCATATCTAAGAGGGTATCCAGCTTCTAGTGCTTCTTTAGAGATCTCGGATAATTGCTCTGAGCTCGTCGTCAAGTCTACTATTTGTCTGTCCAGTAAATTCGATTCCATCTACGAGGTATTCTCCTAATTCTTTTTTAGTTTCAATAATCTGCTGAACCCGCTCATCTATTGTATCTTTACATAAGAGTACGGTAATGAAAGCAGGTCTTTCATTATTAACACGCCATATTCTATCTGTGCCCTGATCAAACATCGCAGCAGTATAAGGAGTATCTAAACAGATCAAGTAAGCAGCAGAGTTTAAGGTCCAGCCAGTTCCAACTTTTCCCCAAGTACCTATGAATACTTGTTCACTAGGGTTATCCTGGAATCTGGCTACATTATCTGCTACAACTGCATCAGGAACATCTCCTGTATTAATACTAAAACGAAATTGTCCTAATTTCGCTGCAAGTTCATTTAGAGTTTCTTTAAAGACCGAAAGCACAACTACCTTCTCACCTTGAGATGTTAGCTCTTGGATTAACTCAACGCAGCGGTCTACTTTACATGAACTTACTTTCTGAGTAGTTAATAAGCTAGGACATGCAGTAGCCTGACGTAATCTAGTAGTAAGTGCAAGTAAGCTTGAGGTCTTAAGTTCAATCTTATCAGCCTCTTCTTTAACACCTTCCTTAATAGCTTCGTAAAACTTTCGTTGATCATCTTCCGGTTCTAGAAGTTCTAGAGTTATAGTCTTCGGTGGCATGTCTGACCTAACCTGATCTAGAGTTCTTCTAAGTGAACACTCGTTAATCTCTTCTTGCAGAACCTCAAGGTTCTTAAAGCCAATTACCTGAGAATTCTTGAAACCTCCAAAGTTACAGTACTGAGATTTATAATTAGTTAAAGTAGATTGGTCATTATCAGTCCAAGAAAGGGGGACATATGCAGATAGCGGGTTATTAGTGATCAGAGTTCCTGTGGCAGCTACCTTAAACGGTGCTTCTAGTTTTAATAAGTTAGTTCCTTGCTGAGAAGTTTTAGTTGCAGCTTTGTGTGCTTCATCGAAAGCGATCATTCCAAACTTGTTACTAGACTTCTTAAACGCTTCGATGATCCTGTCATCTCTTAAACTCTCTAAGTTAGTAATGACGAAGAACTCCTCAATAGGATCCTTGAGCTGTGCGGCTCTCTTATCCATGGACCTATATCTAACTGTACCGGTTCTAGTAGTGTACTCACCAAGCACTACTGCCGACTCGGTCGAAAACTTTTCGATTTCCTTCTTCCAGTTCTGCTTAAGTGAATTAACGCCGCAGATAATAAAACAGTGATCAATTATACCTCTGCGCTTAAGAGTCTCTGCTAACCAGATAATTGAGTTAGTCTTGCCAAGGCCCATTGAGTCTAAGAGTAACCACTTCTCATGTGCTAGACCAAAATTAATAGCTTCTAGCTGATGCTCGAACGGTTTCATCTTGAATGAAACTTTTTCTTTTTCGGAAAGCGGCTCTAAGTTAAATTGTCGACTGAAATGAAACTGTCCAGATTCCGGTGTATCTAATAATTTAAGTTGTATCTCGTCTAAGAAAGTAAGGCTATCTAATAGTCTTCCTAAATAACACACCGGGAATTCCCATACTTTATCTGCTTTGTGATAGTAATAAGTCGGTATAGTCTTGAGTGCGTCTACTATGTATTGATTAAAGTCAAATGAAACTACTAACGACGATAATCCAGAAATTTTCTTAGGCGGAGATATTTCGTGTATTGTTACCAAATTTGAAATCTCCTAAATTACAAAATGAAATATTCTCAATTCCGAAATTGATCCGATTACGGAAAACGAAATAATCGAAATCTCGGAAGTTTCGCGCTACGTATATACGCGCGTAAGGAAAAAAGGCCTTTTTAGCTAAATGTATCTGAAATTAGCTAAAACTCGGCCTAAGTGTATTATCAATCTAAAAGAGAAACGTATTGCGTTCCGAAATCACGTTCAGGAGCTTCTTCTTTAGCTCTATATGTAACAGTTGCTTCTATAACAAAAGGTTTTTCACAATATTCACATACGAAATGCTCAATCATATCCGGTTCTTTTGTTTCTGCGTAATCTTCATATAAAATTCTACCGAAAGAATCCTTAACTACTTCTTCTGGCTGTCCTATAAGAGAACCTGGCATATAAAGTTCTCCTGGAAGATATTCAGCCCCACAATGTGGACATCTAATAACTGGTGATTTATGAGTAATTTGTGTTTTCATTTAAGCTCCTGACCAAAAATTTAATTTTTTGAAAATTTTTAAAAAAATAATTAGCACGCGTGCGCGCCTCTAGCACTATATATAATATACTCTAGCACTATATAGATCTAAACGCGCGCGTTCAACGCTATATTATAATAAATTATAATAAAATATATTATTTAAATTATTTATATATTTTATATTTTTTATTTTGACTAAAGATCTATTTTAGTAAAAAACTAATATTGCAGCAAGCTGCTAAGCCTTCGGCTAAAGCCTCAGTCTTATTAGTATTAAATAAATACTTTAGTACTACCTAAAATATTATACAGTATATAGATTATTAATTTAATAATTTTTTAAAAAATTTTCAGAAAAATATTTAATTACGAGCGGGCTATTAATTTAATAATTTATTAAATTAATAATTTATTAAATATTTGTGAATTTTTTGTAAATTTTTAAATTACACGACAACATATAATTAAATGCTTAAAACTATCGTAAAACGTACGAAATTCTTCCATATTCTAGTTTTTATTATTAAGTAGTATAATTTGCCTACTAATTAGTAAAATACGTTCTGGGACGAATTATGGACCAAATATGAGTATCTTAATAATTATTATTAGGTTAGCTTTATTTTAAAATAGCTCCAGGAGGCTAATATTTCTTCTGTAAGACCTTTTTATAGATTATTAGGTCTCCTATATTAGCTAAAAAGAAAAAGACCTTTTATATCATGTAAAAGGTCTTTAAATTTATTATGTAGATTCTTTCCAGCCTGATGCAGTCTTAACAAAGACAGTATCGGCTTCTACCCATTTGTCATTTGCTTTAACCCATACTTGTCCTTCGGTCCACTTGTTATCTGCTTTAATTCGGACTATTCCTGCATTCATAACAGTGTGCACTTCAGAACTAACCGTATCACTGTATAGTTTATTACCATTAGCATCTTTAGTATAGGCCTGGATCGTCATGCGAACAGTATCACCTGGTTTAAAATCATATGACACTGGGTCTATTGTAACACCGGTCTGAGACGTTTCTCGGTTATAGTCTATAACTGATTTATTATTCCTCGTAAGACATATTCTATAACCGCTTGGTGTAACACCAGAAGGCGGATTCCACGAGAATATCCAATTTTCTTTTATAGTTAATCTTGATTTAGTATATGATAAAACTGGTGGGCTTGGCTCAGTAGCACTCGGATAATATATAGCGTTAACTGATGTAGCTGTGGCAGTTTTAGTTTTAGATACGTTTTTTCCTGCATAGGTAAAAGTGGATTCAATATAAGCTGCTACTGTACAATTTTTAGTTAGTTTAAGCGGGTATTTGTCTGTACCTATCGTAAATGACCCGCCGCTAGTTGCTGTCAAGCTTACGGGGGTCCAGTTACTAGCACCATTAATTTTATAATAAACAGTAGAACTTGTAATACCATTATTAATACCATTTGTACCTTTATTACCCTTTATAGTAACAGTATTATTTCCATTATCTATTATCTGTATGGAACCTGCTTCACCCTCAGTTCTATAAGTAATACTTTTAGTTATAGTACTACCTATAGTTACTGCGCTGCCTGCTTTAGCAAAGGCATTAGCCATAAAAGCTTTTACTGTATAATTTTCTGTTTTGCCACTAAGCTCTCTTGTTGTCTGATTAGACGTTTGTGAAGCGCTTGTTGTTAACAACGGATATTCTTTTGAAGTATTAGCCCCAGGCGTTGAATCAGAATTACGAATTGGGTTTGGAATGCTACTAGAGGAACTCGGAGTTACTGTGTAATATAAAGCTGAATGAGCTAGAGCGTTATCAATTCCATTAGCGCCGTTTTTATAAGTAACAGTAAATTTTTGTCCTAAGTCATCTACCGGTTGTATACTGACAACAGAGGGCGTGCCACCATCTGTCCAGTAGTCTAAAGTGCCAGAAGTCATGCTAGCTGTTAGTGCACTACCTGTACCAGAAAAATAACTACGTGCTACAGCCTTTACCGTATAGTCTTTAGTTGGCAGAGCACAACCATTTTCTGATGTGCTTGAGTTATTTATTGTTATATTGTAGTCGTTTCCAGAATTAGGTGTTAGTGTTACTTTATGAGTCGGCAGGCTACAAGCACCAGCATCGCTAAATGTAGGAGTACTCCCATTATGTGTATAATAAATAGCCATGCCTGCTATAGGATTATTTACACCGCTCTTACCTTGCTTTCCTTTTATAGTAAAAGACTTAGCTTGATGACCTGCAGTAATACTAGTTATAGTAGGAGCAGTTCCAGGGCCTATATATTTTGGAATAGACAAAGAGAACGTCATGGAGCCTTTTTGAGTTCCTGCCCAGTCGGCCCAACCTACTCCAATAGTTATTTGAACACTTGTAGTATCTTTAGTAAGTTCTGATATATAAAAACCGAAACAGAGATGCTCCTTGTCCCATTTACCGGCCGTGTTACGGTTTGTATAGTGAGCATAGATAGTGTCACCACCATAAACGCGGCTATTACTAGTCTCACCTGTAGTAACATTAGCAAATCTTGTTGTATTTGTATATTTTTTTGTCGACGCGTCGTATCCATCGCCAGCCCAATAATGAGCAGCAATTGAATTATGAGTCCAGTCAGTAGTTGGGATATCGGGAGTAAAACAAACACCAAATTTAAAAGATACTGCTTTTTCCGTTCTAGTAACATCACCACGGTAAATATTAACTTTCATTTTAACATTACCGTAGGAACTCGTAGATTGTGCAGTAGAATAGACGTAAGCCATACTTATTCCTCCTTATCTAATACAGAATCAATCTTAGTAAGAATATCTTCTATGATTTCCTTAGTAGCATCAGAAAGATTTTTTTCTTCATCGTCTTTAGCATTTTCATAATAGTATTTAGAAAGTTCATGAAGGTCTCCCTTGTCTATAGAGAAGGAACCCCAGTCACAAATCATTTCTAATATATAAATATAAGGCATATCTTCTCCGAGCCAGAACTCTGGGTGATGCTCATTATTCATCCAGTGATGCTTCCATGCTTCGTCGAATCCAGGAATAAAGTCTAATGGCTTTCCATTAATATCTTGCGGACCGAAGAACTTTTGAGCGTAGGCTTCAAATTCTTCTTCACTAAATTTAGATTCATCATGTTCTGCTATAATTTCGTCGAAGACTTCCGTGTCCATTTCTTCAAAGAGCTCAGGAAGATTTTCTTTTAGCCAGTCAGCAAATTGAGAAACTCTTTCTTTATGTCCGATGACGTAGTTCTTATACTCTTCTTGGTAATCGTCTAAGTCTTCATTTATTATATTAAGAAGACCGAAAGCATTTATTAAATTCATAAAATTCATTTCTGCCTTTCTATATAGAATAAAAGCTTCCAAGAACTTAAGTCTCAGAAGCCAGT